CTCGCACTGCAGAGATCGCTTGAATTCGGAGGACCATCCTCACTGTGAATCTACACGTCAAAGCAGATTGAATTCCTGCTTATATATTATATGCTAGGAGGTAAAACCTCACTGATAAAATACATAAAGGCTAGAAGATGAGTCTTACGGGCTTAGCAGTATTTTAAGTGTGATGACCGGTTGCCGCCATCACGAATACGGCAATAAACTGAGCTTATACTACATACGCACACCAAGTAGGTTATGCATATTGCGGTTTACATCCTGTGCAGTATGTCTCTCCGTGTCCTCTTCTGCTGTACCAACATTACCATCCAACCCAAATAAGGTGTTTCGCGCATTCCTCAGTGCTGCTGCCTTCATCTGGATGTGAGCCTCCCTTGCACGTACTGGTGTCTTCGATGTCATCTCGTAGAAATCAAATGCATATCGTGCCAGGCTCATGTCGGTTAAATTTCGCTGAAGTCCATACCTGGGCATGTACGGTTTGTTCATATTTCTCTTCTCAATATATGCTTCAGCTAATGAAGAGAAGTGTGCCATTATTTGTCGTAATGTGGGTTTGGCATTCTCTATTATTGGACGGATTGGGTACTCAACTTGCGTATCCCCATCCATCATAGTCCACATTCCGTTTATATTAGGTGATGTTCCATTTTCTATACACCACACCATTAACCCATTGAGTACTATTTTCATCTGATCGTCATTCAGCTCGTACTCGCTCTTAATTCCATCATACCACGTGTCAAACTGGCCTTGTGTCGCCCTTGCGTTCGATATATCAACCTGTTCGGGGTCGTACACTAATAGATGATCCAGGTTCACTACATTTTGACCTCGCACTCGTGGTAAATGTAGCTTCGATAGTGTCTTTATCTTTGGCACTGTAAAAACCCCAATTGTGCCTGCATTAACATCAAGATCTGGTACTGGGCGTGCCATTGTGGTCCCTGAAGTGGTGGCAACTCGTGACTGTGGTTGATTGACTACACCTGCATCGATTGTGGGTTGACTGCTCGCTTGAAAAACGAACTCCTCATCCTCAGCTGACTCCCCCATGAGCTTTAAAGCACCTAAGTACCGTTCAAGCTCCGATTGCTGTGCCGTGTTACCTGTGTAGAGTGCCTTCAGTGCAACCTCTGAGATGAACGGTGCCTTTCCTTGTGACGAGAGCTCGCTATATGGTGCTTGGTCTAAAATCCAACAATAAAACTCTCGTATGTGCTTGAGCAACGTATCGTAGCCCCATGCCTCAATCATCGATGCACATATCGCCTCGAGTCGGTGTTCTGGTTCATTTGCTCTATCCCACTCTAGGATCGAGACAATCCGTTCTTCCTCCAGCTTCGGTATGTACATGCCCTCATATTGTACTCCACGATGTGACATGAACCATAATTCACCTTTATCCATCGTCCGGCTGTCAAATGTGTAGTTCAATCCAAGCTGCGCAAACGATGGGCCGAATGTGTCAAGAAGCCAACTCATATCAGGTCGTATAGCAATTAACAAATCATCCCCATTAGCATAGAACTTACAGACATCATCTATCGGTGTATCTACATTTTGAACCCTAATCGAATAATACATTGCAAATATTACCATTATTGCGTTGTCAACCACTGTTGATGGTTGTCCACTATTATTTCCTTTATACTTCTTAATTATGGTTCCATCGGGCGTGGCAATAGGTGTATATATAATTTCTGTATACAAATTATTAAGCATTTGAGCACCAATGTCCCACTCCTCCATGATGTCGGATCTAAGGCGTAATACAGCATTAATCAGGTATGGTGACAGTGAACTATCGAATTGTGATCCATCAGCATCGCAATATATCCAACCATCAGGTAGTCCAGACAGTAACCTATCCCACCCACCGTAGAATTTTGTCATGCCAACACTCGACGGTATTAGCATGTTCAGTGAGTAGAATTTGTTATTAAAGTCGTCGACACAGACTTTTCCGGCTAACAGTGTGTCTAATGGAGCCGCCGTAAACGTCCTTGTCTTGTTGAGGGCAACCTTCTCGCTCGTTCTAAGTTCAGCCTTTAATGATCCGTTCCATACACCTAGTTGACCAGTGTACAAGCGACGACAACATTCCCTCAGTAATTCGTCTTGCTCAATCTCGCTCAATGTAGCAAAATATTCCTTTTTCTTCCCACTATATAATGCACCCACAGCAGCTTTCATGTTGAGGGATGTTATGATTGTTTCAGTATCCGTTATATACTCACACTTAGTCATACCCTTAGTCCTAAGCATGTTTAACACCTCATTACAGGACTCTTCAAAAACCGTCGTGTCGACCACTCCAACCACAATTGTGCTCGCATACTTGAATAAGTCCTTGATATACGCCTCCTTGTTTAGACGGCTTTTCTGATATGCTCCCATGAGTGGTGCGAAATATGCTCGGGCATCAGGGTGTGTCTCAAGATACAATTGAAATAGTGGACACTTTCCCTTAACAATATGTTTAGTGACCAGAGCGTTCTTGGTGTGCGCCATCGCCTTCAGGTTCCCATGCAGCTGCGAATACAACCATTTGCTCTTCTCCTGAAACCCCCACTCTTCATCAGTCAGCACATCAATATTTTTAACAGTGCGGAACAAAGGTGCTGGTTGGTGTGTTCGGATTGTGACAGCTCCCCAGTTTGCCGTGTTGACATTGAGTTTCCACTTTGATGTCCAGTCTAGCGTGTCAAGTTTCGCCAAATATTCAGTCTCAAATTTGTCAGGGAAGCCAGTGTACATATTCGTTGTACTAACCAAGCTGGACAAGCTATGGATACCGAGCACAAATCCATCTTTAGTAGCCACTATCGGTAATCCACAATGACCGTCCTTAGTTGTTATCCAGTGTTTCATAAAACTAGGTGTTGTTGACTGTGCTGTAATGCTCGTTTCTGACACTGTGCTCGATATGTTCTTCTCTTGGAAATTCGAGCCAACCATAACAACTCTTTCCCCTCGATCTGTACAGCGAAATCTCAAACGTCGTGGGAAAGGTGGGAAATCCTTTGGCATTTGGACTAACAAAATGTCGCGCTCGGGTACAGGGTGCATCTTGAGTGTGGTCGTATTCTTCACGGTGAACTCTCCATGATGCGTGCGTACTCGTAACTCCCCGTTATTCCGTCTAAATAGATGCTGATTTGTTATTATAACAGATCCATAACCAATCCCATGCATCTCAGAGTCCACTCCATCAGATGTGTTCTTCAAATGACATACAACGCTTGCTATTGGATTATAATCCCTTGGCCCACTAAACGTTGACTTCGACTCAAATTCATGAGCTTCTGCCACTTCGTTGGCTTCGGGCAACTCCGTGCGATCGATTATTATCGGCTGTCCTGTCTGTCTTAGTTCAAATTCTCGCTCGGGGAACTTCGCAATGCTAGTATGTTTCGTACACACTAATAGCGGGTTGTGTGGGGTTAGATCAATTTTCAATATCTGCTTTGCCCCATCCCGCACGAAATACGCTTCGATTCCCTTCGTCATGAACTCCTTTTCAATTTCGCCGCTGTCCAAGTATTCCTTTCGGATTTGTCCAAAATGATCCTGGACCTCACTCAAATTTGTGATTGCTGGCTCGTCGAGTGTGTATCCGGTGATGGGATCAACATACCGTGCAAACGAATACTCTGACGGGTCGAAACCATATATATTTGTAAACTTCCGTGACGGCTTACCCATTCCTCGTGTAGTGCCACGCCCTCTTCCTTTCTTGGTAAATGCTGACCCGAAGTACTCTTGTAGAGTGTCATCATCACCATAGACTTCGCGGCCCCTCTTGACATCGCGTGCGTCACGAAACCGCAACTTCTGTCGCTGCCTTTTATTGTTTCCTTGGAAGCTGAAGGGCTCTGCCATGCGATCACGCAACTCTGTGTAGATCATCCACGATCCGCCGAGTAACACTGCCCCAAGAACCACTATATCGTGTGTGATCAGTGATTTATTCCAATGGCCCCGTAGCTGCAAATGCGCACTCATCGTCTCAAGGGACTGGAACTCTAGACACTCAAGGGCGTCATAGTCTTGAATCACCTTGCTCAGATTCACGTCATGGCGTATGTTCCTGAACTCCAGTAGCTGGTTCCGAACTCTGTGGAGTGTGACGAGATTTTCTTTCGTGTAATCTGCTGTGTGCCTCGATCTTATTGCATTCACAATACTCACCAATGAGAATGTTGGAGATGAGCATGATGTACTTGCTAAGTTGGAAAAATGGGCTTGTTTCTCCATCTCGCGCTCAATCAGTTTATCCAGTATGCATACAGTTCGCGATATTGAGTGAACATCTGTCTGGAGCGTGTATGCTATTTTTGTGACACTTGCGCCAGAGATAGTCCCAAATTGTGCATCTCTCTTGTGTTTTTCCACCACCTCGTGCAAGCTGCCAAGCAACTTATCAGGAACCTCTCTGGTGAAAAATGGCACTTTCACATGATCATCTAGCGCCATCCTGATTCCACGCAATGCGTACTCTCGTGCCGTGAACCATTGCCGTACGCCACGAGATGGGATTGCTGTTTTCCCAAGTAACGTGTCTGAGTCTCGTAATTTGTAGCTCTTCAGCAAATTATAAACTGCGGGGTGCATGGAGCCATCAAACCATACATAGTGTACCATGAAGTAAATGGGTAGTTCAAATTGCAACATAGTTTTTGCTTGAAGTATTGTGCATTCTGACAGGATCGCTGTTGACACTCCCGATGTCATGACTGGTAAACCATATGTGAAGCATAGGAATGCTGCTTCTGTCGCAACAGACTGCGGTATGTTTTGGAGACCTCGCTCAGTTGCGCCTATGCGCAGCGCTGTTCCTTCCTTGAGCCTTCCGACTCTTCCAAGTCGTTGAATTCTCTCACCATAGGATATGCTCACCTTCTTGTACCAGACCGTTCTGTTGTCAGTGTCCACCTCCGGCATCACTTTCATTCCAAAATCCACAACAACATCAATGTCCAAAGTCACGCCATTTTCAATAATATTTGTTGCAACAACGAAGTGCTTTTTGGTTGATGTTCCTGACGTTATTATCTCGGTTGCACCACTCTTCATTGTGCGCCCATCAACTTTTGTGACACGATACCCCTTCTCCAACAGCGCCTTTGATAATGTGTCTACCTCCATATAACTCGCGACATAAACCAGGATGTTGTCGCCATCATTCGTCACATCACTATTGGCTCCTGTACCTAAGTTTGTAACAAATTGCTGCATTGACAAATTTTCTTCGATCTTCAGCTTCACGGGTTTCTGGGTAGCAAACTCCACTTCTCTACCTGGTGGTGTCGCTGATGCTTTGATAATCTTCCCCGTGTACGTGTACTCATGTAATAGACTCCTAAATGCTATGGCGTTAGCGTCAAGCACATGACACTCATCAAATATCACGAATTGTACGTCTTTGAGTTCATGCGCATTATTAGCATAATAGTGTAATGCAAAACCTGTTGTCATTATCACGATTGGTGTTGAGCCAAATAGACTTGTTCCACGCATACGCAGTGTTGGATTCACGTGGAATGGTGCCCCTCTGAGCTGCTTGTGCACATTTTCCGCCAATGGCCTCGTCGGTTCAAGGAGCAGCACCTTCCCTTTAGTGCATAAGTGGAAGGGGAGACCTGTCGATTTCCCTGACCCAACTGCACCTCGCAGAAGAATGTCATTGTGCGCACCGTGTGCTATCTCGTTCGCAACACTTGCCGCCCTATCCCGTGTGAACTCCATAAAGTGCCCCTCAGTTCGGTAGTGAGAGATCACTCTATTCTGTTCAATCTGATGATTCCACCAACTATCAAAGGTTATGTCTGACTGTTTATATATTTGGGTGTCCTCACTACTGATGTCAAAATCGATTGTCAGGTTCTTTTCAAGTCCAATGTCTTGTATATCATCAAGACTCTGAAACCTCATAGGCTCCTGTGTCGCTGTGGTTATCACACTCTTGAGTTTTGTAAGTAGTTTATACACACCGTCACTCCTATCTGGATCAACAATCATGAGCGCTAGAGTGAACAGTGCTATTATTCTTTCTAAATTAACCAACGACTTACCCTTATGTTGAAATTTAAATTCATCCTCAGTAGTGTCTGAGAACCAACTATATGCACTGTCGTCCGTAGTACGCAGATAATCCATAAATTGTTCTTTTGTTGGCAGTCGTCTTAATCTATATCTAAGTGCATCATAGTGAATAGTAACTTTCTGTGCCTGTGCGTCGTCCTGGGCCTCAGCACACTTTATCTTCATATTGCGATATTTTTGTATAATTATACATATGCTAACAATTGCACTGAGTAATGCACTTATTACGGCGGTTGTATTTACAATGAACATAAAGTCGGGAAAGGCAAATCGGATGCTACTAAGCGCACCGCACACTGTATATCCTATACAACGCGTTATAGTATTTCTAACACATGCTTTACCAGCTCTAAACCTCTCACGAACTTTCTGTCGCGTCTTCCCAAGTAATGAGCTGACAAATTCTGGACACTTGCCTATTGAATCTTGCACACTTGTTGGGTCTGAATACTGTGAATACTGTCTTCGTAACTTGAACGATTGCTTGATGTAGGCAAATTTTCCACACAATGTGAGCTCTTTCCAATGCCCCGCTAACTCGTCCTTGTAGCTTTTTTCGACGAGTTCCAGGGTGCTCTCCTTGTATGCTGTGAAGCCTTGCTCTTCAAGAACCATGTCGGTTGCACGTGATTCAACAAGCTGCTGGAGAAGCTGCTGGACTGTGTAAATTGAGTGACTTACTATGAATGTCTTATCTGTTGCTTCCAGTAATTCACGGGCCTTTGCTTGTATTATGGCGTGTTGTAGCTGTAGCGACTTCGCCACGGACACTCTCATTGAGAGTATGGAAAGCATTATCATGATATTTGCAATGTGCTGATCTTTGCGAATCCACATTTCGATGGCCTTCTCAAGGGATCCGCTGTTAAACATTGCCATCAGAATACTTGGTGACACAAGGGCCAACATAAGCATATATGGCTCTGCTTCAATGATCCTCTTCATCACTCGTGGGCTGTAAATCCCTTTCAAGAGCCATTTCAATTCGACCTGCATTTGTGTGGTATTAGGTGTGCCGCCAACAATGTATCTCTTAAGCGGGGATCGTAGGTCATTCAGAGCAAACTTAATGAATTGGTTCACTGTGTTTGCTTTCAATATATGGTACCCGGCACTTACTGACCCATACGAATCAAGAACATGTAGCACCTTATGCGTGTGATCCACAAGTATGCGTGGCAATTCTGCACTGCGTGTGTCCGGGTAGAATATTGCTAATTGACTGCAAGCAGTTGCAACGTCCTCAAGCGTAGGCCACTCTCCCAACTTTGGCATCATTACGTCTCGAACCATCTTTGTGAATGCTTTCGCATCCTGTTCGGACACATTTATTAGCATAGCCAAGAATATATTTATATAACAATAACCATTTTTACTTATGTACATTTGCAATGCTGGATTTTGTGGCAAACCTATATATTTAGGCTCCCCAGTATTACCAACCACCAAGTGATGCTTCGTTGGGAGCTCCAGCTCAGACTCATATGGGGTTCCATCCTCATTTGTTATACAACAGCCTGGATAATAATAAGTATCACCCTTTCTGCTTATACATTCTTCTGTAATCGGATGTTTTGAGACTGGTTCACCAACCAATTGTGCCCTCATGGCTTCGAAATTCGTGGATACTATTAGCTTTCCGATAGCTAGCCTACGAGCTCCATTTTTATTTATACGATCGATGTATTTTTCATAACCACCGCTAGGATCCACCATATCAAAATAGTTTTCAAAGAATCTCCGTGCGTGATACGCTCTCTTACCCCACAAGAAATTCCCATTAGCATCCAACTGATTGTCACGCATTAAGTCGGCGTTAAAATACGTCTTCGCCGAGCGTTTATTTCTAAAATGCTTGAGGTCGTTTGATGCTATAATACTGGTTCTATTCTTCATGTACTGCGCCAATTTGAGGAGATGATGCGTGGCTGCACCAAAGTCCTGATTTGACGCTGATCCACAGTTCATCAAAGTGGAATTTATTGCCAGTATGCTAGAAAATGGCTCTTCTGTGCGATCGCCTATCAATTTATAAATCTCCACTCCTCCATCCGTATTAGGGTTGTCCATCCTAAGCCCCCTCAGTAATGATGTAAGCAGCGTCTCGACGTGTATAAAAGCTGTGTGTTGCTGGTTGATAAATTCAATCGCTTGCTGAACTCGTGGTGCTATTAAATCACCATATTCCTGGCGCGTTAGTCCTTGTAATTCATTCATGCAAGATATGCACGTAATACGCCCACATGGTGCCAGTGTTTGCGTCAACAGTCCAGCAATTTCGCCACAATCCACAACCTTGAGGTTCGATTGACACTCGTGTGTTGTAATTGTTGGCTTATCGCGCTGAAATCTCTGTGTGAACCCTCGCCAAAACAAATCAGCAGCGCTATAATCTTCGATGACTCTAAGATCACGCTTACTGAGTCGCTGTCGCGCATCAAGCAAGTCGTCGCCTATGCGCCCTCTCATTATGAAGTAGTCGCACTCACGCCCATCCACCTCCTGCGTATATCCTTTGACCTTGAATATCAATCCACTCGAGCCCCTCGACAATGTGCGTACTTCATCTGGTTTCAATTCAACAGCAAGTAGTGGTGCCAGTGTGCGAAGAATTGGTGTTTCCACTACATCAACGCATGCTCTCACCCCATTCATATGCTTCAGTGTGACAAAGGTGAATGGTCTCACCATACCATTAAGTTCGGTGTGGAACTCTAGACGGTTGACCCTCTTCCGTGACTGTATAAGATCAACCGGTAATTGATATGCACTGCACACGTTGCGCAGTGTTAAGATAAATTGATCCAATTCAGCTGTGGTCATATGCTGGGCATTTGGCAAAGCTGATCTCTTTTTCTCATCTCTTTTATATTTTAGTGGTGGATAGGCCCGTTCCACTATATTGACACGGCGTTTGGGCTGGTCATCCCTCACTGTGATATGCTCCACTATGTGGTCAACATCAAGCTTGGGTTCCAGCTCAGCCAAACGTGCGTTTATTGCCAGTACACGCTGCTTGTTTTTCAGTTCCTTTTCAGTAAGAGCTCGCGCGACCCAGGCTCCACCAGGTCGTGTAACGACCTTTATAGGCCCACTCACTGCGACTCGCTTTGCGCATGCTGCTTCCAATCCTTGGAAACAGCGCTGCACACGCTCCTCGTACGTCCGTACCATGCGTTCGCCAAATTGCCGATTGGCTTCCGCCGTGACTGCGAAAGGGTTTTTGGTGACCATGGGTGGTGTTGGAATGACCTGCGGAGCAACATGAAACTTTTCTTTCTTGCCCCCTACTGAGAACCCAGTTTTGGCTAGGACATCAGTGGTGACAGAGCCGAATACAATCATCGCTGCCATGGAGTTGGTTGTGGAGAAATTGCAAGTTCCAATTGATCGAGTTGATTGCTGGAGATTGCAAAGAGAGAGAGAGAGCTTGTGAGTTTGTTTGTGCTTTGTTGTGTTGTGTTGAGTTGTTTTACCCATGTGATTACGCCAAGCTTGGCCCACTCACTGCGACTCGCTTTGCGCATGCTGCTTCCAATCCTTGGAAACAGCGCTGCACACGCTCCTCGTACGTCCGTACCATGCGTTCGCCAAATTGCCGATTGGCTTCCGCCGTGACTGCGAAAGGGTTTTTGGTGACCATGGGTGGTGTTGGAATGACCTGCGGAGCAACATGAAACTTTTCTTTCTTGCCCCC